CTCACGTAGAGATTTTTGGGACAAAAGCGTCCAAAAATTTCGCGCGCGAGAAAATTTAAAAAAAACAGGAGTAAACATGAAGAGAAGTGCTCGACAAAAATCAAGAGAATTTTGCGCAGTTGAAAGTCTTAAATCCGCTGGCGATGCTATCGGCGAAATAAAAAAAGATTGTCAACGACTGAAACCAACGAATTTAGAAAAGAACAAAAATTATTTAAAATGGCGGAGGGTCAAAAGATATGGTCGATTTAAAAAATAGAGATGAGATTTCTGCTTATTTGAAATCAAATAACAAAGCTGCATCTTCAAGCGAAGTGCAAATTTACATTGACGCGTTTTTTCAGTACATCGAAGCAGAAAAAAACATTCGTCAAAACGGCAGCATTAGCTTACATCCGCGAACTTTAGTTCCATTTGATAACCCTTACTTGCGTGTTAAACAAAACGCTGTCGGCTTAATTCAAAAATGCCGAAAAATGCGGGTCACGGATAAACTCTGGAATGCTTTTGAACATTCGCTAAAAAGTGAGGCTAAAAATGAAGAAAGTTAAATTGGTGGCGGGTGTTGCTATCCCTGCTCATCTAAAAGTGAAAAAAAAGGAAGAGCAAATATTAAAAACAATTCTTTCAACAAAGCCTGCGGAAAATTGGACGCCGCCCGATGTTTCAAAAGCTGTATATTTGGCGAGGGCTCAAGCGACTATTGAGCAGCTAAACTCTGAGCTTGAGAAAGAGGGGCATACAATCGAAAACGAAGAGGGACGCTTAGTAATAAACCCTAAGCACTCGCTAATTGAGCAATTGACTCGGCGAGAAATAGCACTTTCAAAAGCAGTGCATGTTCATGCCGAAGCGACGCAGGGTAGGGCTAGGGATTCGATTGGAGCAAAGGGACTTAAAAAAATAGCTGCAGAAAAAGCAACACAGTCGTTTACTCCGATGCGTGCACCCGAATTTAAAGTGATGAGTAATGATAAATGACTTCTTGTAAAAATTGGAATGAATTGCTTTTAGACAATAAGTCTATAATCCCTCCGCCGATTTACAAAGAATCTGCGGAGCAGGCTTTAGCTATCTTTAAGCGATTGCGAATTTCTGATTTGCCGGGTCAACCCACTTTTGGCGAGGTTTCGCGGACTTGGGTTTTTGACTTCGTGTCTGCCGTGTTCGGAGCGTATAACCCCGATACAGGCGTTCAAGAGATAAATAATTTTTTTCTAATGGTAGCGAAAAAAAACACAAAGTCAACTTTGAGCGCAGGCATAATGCTAACTGCTCTTTTGTTAAGCTGGCGTAACGATGAAGAACATTTGATTTTAGCACCGACTATTGAAGTCGCAAAAAACGCATTCACTCCCGCTGCCGCGATGGTTCGAGCAGACCCCGAGCTTTCGGCACGCTTAAATGTGCGCGATCACGTTCGCTCGATCGAGTGCCGAGTCACGGGCAATAGTTTAAAAATCGTGGCGGCAGATCCGTCAACCGTTGGTGGAAAAAAAGCAGGCCGTGTGTTAATCGATGAGCTTTGGCTTTTTGGGAAAAAATCTGGCGCATCTGGAATGCTGATGGAAGCTACCGGCGGACAAGCGTCAAGACCCGAGGGCTTCACCATTTTTTTAACAACTCAAAGCGACGAAGCGCCCGCAGGAGTTTTTAAAGAAAAACTCAATTATTTTAGAAAAGTTCGAGATGGTGAAATCATCGATAAAACTGCTTTACCCGTGATTTATGAGTTTTCAAAAGAGCAAATTGAGAACAAAGACTACTTAAATGAAGATTTTTGGCATATACCGAATCCAAATTTGCATAAAAGCGTGTCCATCGATTATTTGAAGCGAGTGCAAAAAGTAGCAGAAGAAGGCGAAGAGGGAGACCTTCAAAAATTCTTCGCAAAACACTTGAATATAGAAATTGGGTTGTCTTTAGCTAGTGACCGTTGGAGCGGTGCAGATTTTTGGGAAGGTGCAGAAATCGCACTTTCTTTTGATGATTTGATTTCAAAAAGCGAAGTGATAACGGCTGGAATTGATGGAGGCGGCTTAGACGACTTGCTCGGTTTTTATGTAATCGGGAGAACCGAAAATAATAAAAAAATAGGCTGGGGTTATGCGTGGGCAAGTCAAAGTGTTTTGGATAGACGAAAAGAAATAGCTCCTCGATTACAAGACTTTAAAAATTTAGGCGAGCTTTCAATAATAAAAAGCGTGGGCGACGATGTGCAAGAGCTTTGTGATTTTTGCGAAATATTGAAAGAAAGCGGAAAATTAGATAAAATTGGCGTGGACCCAGCAGGAATTGGTGCGATTATGGACGAATTAGAAGCCCGCGAATTTACAGAAAAAGACATCGTTGGAATTTCGCAAGGCTGGAGGCTTGGCGGAGCTATAAAAACTGTTGAAAGATGGCTTGCAACTGAACAAGCTTTTTCACCGGCAAAACAAAGCTTAATGCGCTGGTGCGTCGGAAATGCGAAAATAGAGCAGAGAGCAAATTCAATTATGATAACAAAGCAAGCGAGTGGCACCGCTAAAATTGACCCGCTGATGGCTTTGTTTAACGCTGCTACGCTGATGGCTTTAAATCCAAAATCGCCTAGCAGAACTTTTTCAATGTTTTTTATGTAATTACTTGACTTTTATAAAAAAAAAGATTATTTTAATGAAAAGAGGAAGACGTTATGCTAAAAAAAGCGTTTGGACGATTTAAAGTAAAATCTTTTGACGAAGACAAGCGGGAATTTGAAGGAGTTGCAAGTTCTATTGAGATGGATTTGCATGGCGACATTGTGGTCCCGTCAGGCGGTGAATTTAGTCTGCCCACTCCTTTTTTATTTCAGCACTCCAGCGAAGACCCGATCGGCAACATCACAGAAATAAAAATTATTGGCAACAAAATCAAAGTGAAGGGGTATGTTCAAAAACCGACCGACGATATGCCGCCAGCGATGACCGCAAGACTTCAAGAAGCTTGGTCATCCATGAAGACAAAGTTGATGCGTGGGTTAAGCATTGGTTTTCGGGCACTTGAGTTTGAGGAAATCGAGTCTGGTTATAAGTATTTAAAGTGGAGATTGTTGGAAATCTCACTTTGTACAATTCCAGCGAATCAAAATGGTAATATAACTGTCGTTCGCTCGATGTTTAGTAAAAATTTAAATAAAAATCCCGCTGTAGCGGAAAAATCACCGGTCGCTGTTGCGAAAAAATCAAACGGGGTTTCTTTTTCATTGAAGCCCAAAGGAAAAAACATGAAATACGCAGAAACAATAAAGCGATTAAAAGCAACTATTGCCGAGTTGCGCGAAAAAATGGCGGCAATTCAACAAAAATCTATTGAAGAAGAGCGTTCAAAAAATGCCGATGAGCGAGCAGAATTTGATGATGCTCAAGTTCAGATAAAAGAGCTGGAACTTGAAATAAAAGATTTAGAGACTTTGCAATCAGAGTCTATAGAAAAAGCAGTGCCAGTTGCAAAGGCTATTAAAAGTGATACCAAAGACTTTTCTGGAGTCGCTTTTCACGAAGCTCCAGAAAAACTAGACAAAGGGATTGCTTTAGCTCGCTTTGCCATGGCTGTCGGTGCCGCTAAAGGTGATATTCCTCAAGCTGAGCGAATTGCGAAAAGAGCATTTGACAAAGACAAGCGACTTCATCACATCATGAAAGCTGCGGTTGATGGCGGAAGCACCACTGATTTAAATTGGGCAGCTAAGCTGTCTGAATACCAAGAAATTTCTACCGACTTTGTAGAATTTTTGAGACCTCAAACGCTGATTGGAAAATTTGGTCAAAACGGAGTGCCAGCTCTTCGCGGACTTCCCTTTAATGTGAACATCAAAAGCCAAACCGCTGGCGGTACCGCAGGATGGGTCGGACAAGGAAAACACAAGCCCTTAACTAAGCAAGCTTTTGACTCTGTTAACTTGGGTTTTACAAAGCTCGCTGCTATCACTGTAGCAAGTGAAGAGCTTCTTCGTTTTTCAAATCCATCCGCCGAAGCTTTGATTCGCGACGACTTAGCAGCCGCAGTCAAGCAGGTGATGGATGCCGACTTTATCGGAAAAACTAACGCTGGCGAAGCTGGCGTTCAACCAGCATCTGTTACTTACGGCTTAACTTGCGCAAACGGCACTGGTGATCCAGAAGCAGACATCTTGGCGCTTTGGACTTCTGCAATAAACGCTAATTTCGATTTGTCTGGAGCTGTTTACATAACAACCCCCGCCGTCGCAATGAAGCTCGCAGGGCTAAAAACTGTTGCTGATAACCGCAGGTTCCCGAGTGTGACAATTCACGGCGGAAATATAGACGGTGTTCCTCTTTTGACTTCCAGTCATGTTGATAGCAATTTGTTCATTTTAGCTTTTGCGAATGAAATTTGGCTAGCTGATGATGGCGTTGTAACTATTGATGCATCTCGCGAAGCGTCGTTAATAATGGACACCGCGCCGCAAACTATCTTCGATGGCGCGAAAGCAAACGACGCGACTGCCGAAGATGTTGCTGCGAGCATCCCCGTTTCGATGTTCCAAACAAACCAAGTTGCAATCCGCGCTGAGCGGTATGTTAATTGGCTAAAACGACGCGCAGGAGCCGTTGTTTGTGTTGACACTTCGAAAAATGACGGTTGGTCGTAATTCGTTCATCTAAAAGGGTGGGGTTTCTCACCCTTTTTTTAAAGCGAGGATTGAATGAAAATTAAAGTAAAAAATCTAAAAAGTGGCGTTGTTGAGTTTCACACAGAAAAAAAAGCTAAATTTTTATCTAGATTTAAGAATATAGAAGTTTTTTGGCCAAAGAAAGATAAATCAAAAAAAGCTGAAAAAATCGAGGAAGTAACTTCAAAGTCAGAGGAAGTCGTTGAATCTATTTCGAAAAAAACAGAAAAAACCACAAGAAAGTCTGCATCCGATAAATAGCGGATTTGGCGGCTTCTGCTCCCTAGTTCGTGATTTTTTCACAGGCAGTTGGCAAAAAAACGAAGAAGTACGGCTTTCAGAAGTTCGCGACTTTTTCGCTATTTACGCCTGCAAAACTTTGATTTCTTCAGACATTGCAAAGATGGCTCCAGAAGTAAAAGTTAAAAAAAACGGCATTTGGGAGACCGCCTATGATGGCGTTCATCTTCTTTTGAAAAAACCTAATCACTATCAAAACGGCGTTCAATTCCGAAGCTGGTGGATGACTTCTAAACTTGAGTTTGGAAATACCTATGTTTTGAAACAAAGGGACTCTTTTGGAAAAATCGAGGCTCTTTATATTTTAGATCCGCGAAAAGTCGAACCCCTTTTGACGCCAAATGGCGAAATTTACTATAAACTTAAAGTTGACAATTTGACGGGGGTTGGTGATGAAGTCGTTGTGCCTGCGTATGAAATTATCCACGATAGATATCAGCCGCAAGATCATCCTCTGATAGGCGTTTCGCCGATTTTTGGCGCCGCACTTTCTGGAGCTCTTGGAAAACAAATTCAAAACGATAGCTATCATTTTTTTAAAAACGGATCCAATGTTTCTGGAATTTTGACGGCACCTGGCCCAATTTCGCAGGCAACCCGCGAAAGATTGGAACAAAAATGGAATGAGAACTTCACAGGCAAAAACGCAGGAAGAACTGCAGTTGTTGGCGACGGTTTGAAGTTTGAGGCGATGCGAGCGAAGGGGATTGATTCGCAACTAGTTGAGCAGCTGAAAATATCTGCGGAAATTGTTGCCAGCTGTTTTCACGTGCCACCTTTTAAAATTTCGATGGCCAAGCCTCCAGAAAAACCACATGAAGCGAATTTAATCTACTATGGCGATTGTTTGCAAGTGTTAATCGAAGAGATGGAAGCTTGTTTAGACGCTGGACTTGAGTTGTCAGAAGGTAAAAAAATAGAGTTAGATACAGATGATTTGCTTCGAATGAATAAATCCGCGGTTATCGAAATGCTTTCAAACTCTGTAAAAGGAAGCATTACAACACCGAACGAAGCTAGAAAAGAAATAAACTTAAAACCTTTGATCGGTGGCGACACTGTTTACATGCAGCAGCAAAACTTTAGTCTCGAAGCTTTGGCTAAAAGGGATTCGAAAGAAAATCCTTTTGATAGCTCGAGTGAAAAAGAAGACGCAAAAGAAAACGCAAAAGAAAACAAAGAGGTGAATATGGAAATGATTTTAAAGCTTTTCAATATGCTTGAAAAAGAAAATGCGGATTTGAAAAAAGAGCTAGAGACTTTCAAAGAAAAAATGAAATCTGATAAAGAAAAGCAAAAAGAGATTATCGAAGAAGAGATTAAAAAAGCCGTTGAATCCGAGGTTGAGAAGATGCGGGCTTCTCTTGAAAGCGCGGATTATTTCAATATGCTTGAAAAAGAAAATGCGGATTTGAAAAAAGAGCTAGAGACTTTCAAAGAAAAAATGAAATCTGATAAAGAAAAGCAAAAAGAGATTATCGAAGAAGAGATTAAAAAAGCCGTTGAATCCGAGGTTGAGAAGATGCGGGCTTCTCTTGAAAGCGCGGATTATGCCGACAAAATAGCAAAAAGAGCATCGAATTTAATAGAAAAGCCAAAAGATGGAAAAGACGGGCTTCCCGCTGATTCTATAAAATTCGAGCAAGACGGCCGTATTCTAAAGATTTTTGTTGGTGAAAAGTCGCACCAAATAAAACTAGAAAGCGTCATTGACTGTGGCGTGTGGGACGCTGGAAAAGCGTATGACAAAGGCGATGGCGTGACAAGCGGTGGAAATTATTGGATCGCACAAAAAGACACAAAGGATGCTCCCGGCACCAGCAAAGATTGGCGAATGGCAGTTCGAAAAGGTAGAGATGGTCGCGATTTGCGAGATAATGCAAGCACAATTGACAAAAGCAAGGGGGTTAAATTTTGAAAAATCTAATCACTTATGAGGAAGCGTTCGATCATCTTCGCTTAGATTCATCAGATGACGAGAGCCTTGTACAAGCTTACATCCAGTCTGCTAGTAGTGCAATTTTGTCATACATTGGCGACAATGCTTTTATAGAAGTCGAAGAAAAAACCGTCGTTCGCGATGAAGTGAAACAGGCGTGCAAATTGCTTGTTGGTAATTTTTATAGAAATCGGGAAGCATCTGAAAACACAGATAAGCTAGACGCTGGCTATGGTTATGGGTATTTGTCTCCCGCTGTTCTTTCATTAATTTTTCATTTGCGAGATTTGTGTTAAATGGGTTTATCAGCTGGAGATTTAAGACATAGAGTTGTCTTTGAAGAAAGAGAAGAGACGCAAGACTTGAGTTCTGGCGAGATTGTTTTTCAATGGAAATTCTTTTCAAAAGCGTGGGCGCAGATTAGCCCGATTTCAGGCCGCGAATTTTTGTCAGCAAGCGAAGAAATGAGCGTTGTCACTACGCGAATTAAAGTTCGCTTCAACTCTAAAATAAATTCAAAAATGCGAGTGAGACACAAAGATAAACTATACAATGTACACGCGGTTTTAGCAGACAATGAAAGCGGTGAGGAGTGGATGACTTTGTATTGCAGCGAAGGAGCCACAGATGGCAGATAGTTTAGACTTCAATTTGATAGGCTTAGACGAAGTTTTAGAAAAAATGAAAACTGTTGAACACGAGGTTCGCTATAAAGCGGGTCGATTTGCTTTGAGAAAGGCGGCTAATCTCGTGAGAAAAACTATTGCAGATGGTGCTCAAATAATCGATGACCCAGCGACTGTTGAAAATATCGCTAAAAACGTAGCAATCCGATGGGACACAAAAACTTTTAAAAGGACTGGAAATTTGCCTTTTAGGGTTGGAATTTTAGGTGGCGCTCGTGATATGAGCGCGCACGGAGAGCTTAAGGGGCGCGGCAAAAAAAATCCAGGCGGTGACACATGGTACTGGCGGTTTTTAGAATTTGGCACAGAAAAGACCCCCGCGAAACCTTTTGTCAGGCCTGCTTTGACAAAAAACACAGAAAAAGTAGCAGCGGAATTTGTTCAACAGTTTTCAAAAGCATTAGAAAGAGCTTTGAAAAAAAAGGCGGGTAAAAAATGACACCAAAAATTTTTGAATTAGTTGCGAGCGACCAAGCGTGTAAAAGCGTTTTAGGCGAAAACCCGATAAGATTTTGGCCATACAATTTGTCGCCCCATGGCGTAAAAACGCCGTATGCCGTCTGGCAAAACCTTAGCGGAAGAGCTGGCGATGTTTTATCTTGCATCCCAGATTTCGACAGTTTTATAATTCAAATAGATGTTTACGCAGACACTTTAAGTGATGCAGAAAAAGCAGCAAAAGTTTTAAGATCTGTTTTTGAAAAAAAGAGTTATATTTATAGGTACGGGCAACAAGTTGTTGACTTCGAGTCCAAGCGATTTAGAATAAGTTTTGATATTTCATTTATTCAACACAGGAGATAAAAAAATGGCAATAAAAACACAAGGCACCGAAATATTCGTTTTGATCGACGACCCAAACGATTTAAATAAAAAAATGGCGGTGGAAATAGAATGCCCGGTGGACTTTAATCCAGGCGATGAAACTCCGGATGAAATTGAGGTCACTTGTCTTTCAGAGCGAGATTCAAAGTCTTTCATCGATGGGCTCATAACCCCTGGCAAAGGTTCGCTTTTAGTGAATTTGGATTCAAAAAACAGCTCTCATAGACTTTTGTATAATTTGTCAAGGTCAAAATCAATTGTAAAATGGGCTATAGGATTGAGCGATGGCGAAACAAAAGCTGCTGTAAATTCTGCTGGCACCGACTTTGAACTATCGAGCGATAGAACTTGGTTAACATTCAATGCATCCGTCGGAGCTTTTCCATTTGACTTCACCGCAAACAATGTTGTTAAAACTAACTGCCCTTTGACTCGTTTTGGTCGCGGTGAATTGATTTGGAAAGAAGACGAAGCGGAGGGAGAAGGAGCGGAGGGTTAAAAAAAATGGATAAAATTCTAAAAAACGCTTTTGTAAAAACCGAGTTGATAAAAAAAACTATTTCAATTATTGATCAAAAAACTGGCGAAACGCATAAAGCCGCTGTATTTGTGAAACCCCTTTCTTTTTCTTCTGCCGTAGAAGATTTGAAAAATTATGGCGGTGATGAAGCAGAACAGATTGCCCGCAGAATTGCGTCTAGCATTTGCGATGAAAAGGGCGAGCCAATTTTTACGGTTGAGCAAATCACGGGTGAGGGTGGGCAGTCACTCTCTCCAGCTCTTGCAAAAGAGTTGCTATTTGTCATCGGAGAGGTCAACTCTCTGGGAAAATAGAAGGCGGCGGCCTTAACGCAGAGGACGAATTTTGGTGCGAGCTGGTTTTGAATGGAATCGGCGGTCGCACTATTTCAGAAGCAAAAAGAAATTTAAGCTATAACGAATATTTAGTTTGGCTTGAATTTAGAAAAAAATACGGCTCATTAAACATAGCTCGAAGGGTTGAGCATTCTGTCGGTTTTTTAGAAGCTAGTTTATACGCAGTCAACGGAGTCAAAAGAGTGAAGCCAATTGACTTTATGCGTAACGAGCCGAAACCAAAAAAAGAAGAAGAGGATTTTTTAGAAAAAATCAAACGATTTGCAGGAGTGTAAAAGATGGCAAGCCTTGGCTCATTGACGCTAGATTTAGTCGCGAAAACAGGAAATTTAATCGAAGGGCTTGGAAAATCGGAGCGTAGTTTAAAGCGTTTTGCCGACAACACAAAGAAAAACCTAAAAACCGCTGCAACTGCTTTCACCGCTTTAGCCGCTGGAGCTGTGGCTTCAACTCTAGCGATTGCAAATTCTTATAGAAACGCGGTTGACGAAACCGCGAAGCAGGCGAAGCAAGTTGAAGCAACGTTCGCAAGCTTTCAAAGTTTGACGCAAGCAGCAAAAGACAGTGGTGTGTCAATGTCTGTTTTGATGAGCGCAAGCCGATTTTTGAATCGCGAGCTTGGAAAGGCGTCTGCAGGTAGTGAGGCCGCCGCCTTGAGTTTCAGAAAAATAGGATTAGAAGCGTCGGAGCTATCAAAGCTACCTTTGGACGAGCGAATCGGCAAAATTAACGACGCTTTGGATAAAAATGTAAGGGCAAGTGAGCGAGCTTCTGTTGCCGCAGAAATCTTCGGAAGCAGAAACGGGCAAGCAATTTCAGAAGTAAATAGTGATGTAATTTTAGAGGCTTCGAGGAAGCTGGATGTTTTCGGCCTCCGTCTTTCAGAAGTTGATTCTTCAAAAATAGAAATAGCGAACACCGCCTTTAGCGATTTGAAATTACTTTTAGATGGCGTTGGCACGCAACTAGCTGTCCATTTGTCTCCGATTTTGCACGCCACTGGAAACTTATTTTTACAGACCGCAGAAAAAGCGGGCGGTATTGGGCGCGCTGTTGAGATTGGCGTTGGCAAATCCGTGGCTTTTTTTGGTGAATTGATAAACGCGGGTGACACTGTTAAAAGAAGCTTTGCAAGTGTGTTTGATTTTTTCGTTTTCGCTTTTTCAAAAACTTCAGAGAAAATAGCCCAAGCAGTAACTTTCACTTTGAAAGCCCTAAATTATATCCCAAGCTTAGATTTTTCTAAGCAAATTCAAAGCTTACAGAATTTCACAAACACTTCTAAAGCTCTTGCGAAAGAAGCAATTTCAGACATTTCAAACCAATGGAACAAGCCGTTGGCTGGCGATAAGTTTTTGGATTTTTATAAGGGAGCACAAAAAGAGCTTGAAAACTTAGCAAAAGCAGATGTAAAAGCGAGAACTTCGCTTGGTGCAACAAACTCTGTTTTTGAGCAAACAGCAAAGCACGCTAAAGATGTAAAAGACAAAGTCGAAGAAATGATTTTGGCTTTGCAAGATGAGGTTTTGACTTTAGGTTTTTCAAAAAGAGAGCTTGAAATTTACAATGCAACAATGCGGGGCGCTACAAATTCACAACTAGAACAAATCGACGCGCTTTATGATTTAATTGAGTCTCATGAAAGCGCGGAAAAAGCTTTAGCTGACTATAAAAGTTTAGTTCAAAGCTTACGGACAGATGAAGAAAAAAGGCTTCAAACACTGAAAGAGCAGTTTGATGTCATTAAAAAATCAGGCGTTGCTCAAAAAGAAGCTAACGAGATGATGGAGCGAGCTTCGCGAGCGATTTTAGATGCTAATAAACCCAGCTTTTCTGGTAGTGACACCGCAGGCGGTCAATTGTTCAAATTTCAAAAAGAAGAGGAAGAGCTTAAAAAATGGTATGACGAGCAAATAACAATGTATGCAAGTTTTCGCATGGAATTCGCGGAGCAGGGTAAAATTTGGGACGAAAAAGAATTAGAAGCGAAAAAACACTTTGATAATCAAATGCGAGCTATTGACAAAGCGAGGGCTGAGGTTTTGCTTGGAAGCTCTAGCGAAATGTTTGGAGCGGCGGCAGAAATGGCGAAGTTTTTTTTGGGTGAAAACACAAAAACTTATAAAACGCTTTTCGCTTTAGAAAAATCTATGGCAATAGCAAGAAGTATGATTGCAATTCAAGAAGGAATTGCTTTGGCCGCTGCAAATCCATTTCCTGCGAATTTAGCGGCAATGGCAAGCGTAGCGAGTGCAACCGCTGGTATTATCTCGAATATTTCAGCAATCGGAATGGCACACGATGGTATAGACGAGGTGCCTAAAACTGGTACTTGGATTTTAGAAAAAGGTGAGCGTGTAGTAACTCAAAAGACGAGTGCGAAATTGGATAAAACTCTTGACGAGGTGAAGGGCGGCTCTCAAAAAATCACTGTGAACATAAACGAGGACGCCTCGAAAGCTGGCAAAACAGAAAAATCAACGCTGAACGAAAGTACGGTGATAGATGTCTTTGTGAGCAATATTTTGAGCGATGGCAAAACAGCACGCGCGATTGAAAGAAAATATAACTTAAACACGGTGGGCAGATAATGAGCTTATTAAATGAATTGCGTGCGACCGGTGGAAGTGCCATAATAATTCCAGTACTTGAGTTACAAAGCGAGCTTTTAGCAGAGTCTTTATTTTTTTGCAATGGATTTGAAGACATTGAATTTAAGCTTGAAAATAACGAGTATATAACAGCTGTTGCCACCGGTTTAGATATTGCTTTGCCAAAAAAAGATGCCAGCGGATCTCAAAAGCTTCGCTTTGCAATTGCGAATGCCCGTGAAATTGCTGTTGATTTAGTTGATCAAGCAATGACGCAACAAAAGCGAATTAATTTGATTTACAGAGAATATTTGAGCACAAAGAGAAGCGCTCCAGCATCAAATCCGCTCAAAATGATTTGTCACAGCGTCACAATTGCAGGCGACACAGTAGAAGTTATTGCTGGATTTTTTGATTTAATTGACACACAATTTCCGCGGGATGTGTATAACTCAACTTTTGCGCCGGGCTTGAAGTATGCAAATTGAAGATTTTTTGAAGTATGAGTATAAAATCGGGGCCAGAGGTGAAGATTGTTTTGTAGATTGCTGGGGTTTGACGAGATTAGCGAGAGCCAAGCTCTTTAATAAGCCTCTTTTGCCGCTTTTTGAAAACGCGAAAATGGGCTCACAAAAAAACATAAGCACGGCCTATCTATTTCAAAGCTCGAAAATGAAACGTTGCAAAAAAAAAGACGGTGCGATTGTCGCTATTTTGAAAGAAAATCTTTGTATTCATGTTGCTTTAGTCGTAAAAGAATTTATATTAGAAATAAGGAAGGAAGGACAAAGAGCCCGTTTAGTTCCTTTTTATAAATTTATGCAGATGTACAAAAAACCGCTTTTCGAGGTTCTTTTTTATGATTAAAGTTTATCCTAGTCGTCTAGAGGGCGAACCTTTAGAGGTTCATCGCACAAGCGAAGCGATGACTTTTAGATCGTGGGTGAAGAAAAACGCTCCTCTTTGCGACTTAGAAAAGCCGAAATTCAGTCTTTACATAAATAGCGAGCCCGCTGGTTTAGACCAAACTTTTTTTCCAGAAGACGCCGTAAAAGTTGTTGTAAACCCAGAGGGCGTTGGCGTTGTTGTTGCTGCCGCGGTTTCGGTCGCGGTCTCACTTTTAGCAACCTATCTGCTAAACCCAGCGACAAAAAAAGCAAAAGAAGCGAAAGGGCTGGAAGCTGGTGCAGTTGAAAATAATTTAGCTAGATTAAACGAGCCAATTCCAGAAATTTTTGGAAGGCCGCCAAGAATTTATCCTGATTATTTAGTTCCGCCTAGAAAATTTTGGCTTAATCGCGAGCAGTGGCTTGACGCGTTTTTTTGTATCGGAAAAGGCTCTTTTGAAAAAAGCGTTGACGGTGTTTTCATTGGCGAAACTCGATTGAAGAGTTTAGACGGTGCTCAAGTTGTTTTTTACGAACCCAACCAATTTACCGACACCTCGGTGCCAGCTGATGTTTGGCACTCACCTAAAGAAGTGGGTTTTACGAATCAAGCTGGATCAGGTTTAGAATTAAAGTCACACGCAAGTCTTGGCAATAGAACTGCGGGCATTATAAACATTGAGCAAGTCAGTGTTGTTAGTTCAGATGCGCAATCTGGCGTCGTCAGACTTCACGGTGGTGGCGAGTGGCCTGCGGATTGGGTCGCAGGCGTGGTTTTAGATATAACAAAAACAGCTTCCATCGGAATTTCAGTGCAAAATGGCGTAAATGTGTTTAGAACTCTTGACGCACGAGTTTTAGACATGAATTTAACCGCTGGCGATAAAATAAAATCTAGAGGTGATTTGGAAGGCTCTTTCACAGTCGCAAGCGTCGCGTACGCAAATGATGGGGTTTATTTTTCGCTAAAAGATGTAAATAGCAACTTTGTGTCATCGATTGCAGAGGGTTTAGCGCAAATCGCTTTTTCAAAAACAAGCTTTTTATATGAAATTGCGGAGCGGATTTCGGATATTGATATAATTTTAAAGAATAATGACATCTCTGGAGGCCTTGATAAGAGCTTAATTTCGCTTTCTAGTGATTTTGAAAAAAAAGCATGGGTTGGACCCTTTCAAATAGTGCCGGCAGGTGAGCAGGCAGATAAATTTGAAATTGACTTTGAATTTCCGCGGGGCTTCACAAAAGTTGATGATGATGTTGATTTTTTAATTTCTTACAAGCTTGCCGACAAAGTTGACAGTCCTTGGATTTATGAAAACTTAAAGCTTTATGATGGAGTTTCATTGCCTTGGGATATAAAAGACGCTTTTGGCTACACTAAAACCGTTGACTTGAGTTTTTTTAGTAAAAAAATTTATGTGCGAGTACTTTTAGGCTATAGCCACGATAGCAGACCCGTTCTTTGGACAAATGTTCGCGCAAAATTGGATAGCAAGCCTAATTTTTACAAAGATGTGACAACGATGGCAGTGCGTGTGAAATTAACTTCAAGTCTTGCTTCCGCCGTTGAAAGTAAAATATGGCTTAAAGCTACCAGAAAGCTCGAGTTTTTGAATGAACCACTGGCACCAACCCGCGATATTTGCCCAGCTTTTTTGTATGTTATGAAGTCTTGTGGGTTTGAAGAATTTATAGATGAAGTAGCTTTGCAAGAAGTACATAGTGTTTTGAAAGCTCGCGAAGATTGCTTTGATTTTATTGCAAGCAGTCACAGCACCGTTAAAAAAATATCAAACGATATTTTGAAGGCTGGTTTTTCAGAGCTAACAATTGACGAAGGGCTTTTAACTGTTGTTCGCGATTCACAAAAAACAACTCCAAATTACATTTATTCGGCTCACGAAATGGTAGAAGCTCCCGTTGTAACTGTAGATTTGCCGAAATTTGACGACATCGACGGCGTTGATGTTGAGTATTTAGACGAAGAGACGAATAAAATTGAAACTATAAAAGTCAGACTTAACGGTGAAAACACAGAGAGACGCGTTGAAAAAATTGAAGTTCTTGGCGTCACGAATCCACAGAAAGCTTATAAAATTGGGGCGCGTTATCGGCGAACTCTAGCTTTTAGAAGAAAATTTTATAAAATAAAAACCGAGTTGCAGGCGTTAAATTCGTCATACTTGAGTTTCGATATGATCCAAGATTTTTATTCAGATTTTCAGCAAAGCGTTTATTTCTCTCATCGCGAAGATGGAAAGTTTGTTGTCACAGAGCCATTGAACTTTTCAGTTGGCGGGCAGTTTGTAGTTGCTTTTAAAAATCGAGATGGCACAGCAACGAAGTCTTTTGAGGTTGCAAGAGGTGACAATGACTACGAATTTATTTGTCTTTACGAAGAGCCTTTGATGGATATGATCGGCTTGAACACCGCGGGCATCGAGCCCACTGTAATTTATTTTGGTTCAAAAAACGAGGTCGCCCACAAAGTTTTAGTTTCTAGAATCTCCCCAAATTCCGACGGAACTGTTGATTTAGAGGCTTTTGGCTATGATGACCGAATTTATGCAAATGATGACAATTGACTTTAGGAGCGTTAAAAAATGAGTGAAAACACAATTATATTTCCCGCAAATTTGCCAGAAGTTCAATTTTTGGGCAAAAGTCAGCAGAAAAGGGATCCATCGCAAAATACAAATTTCGCGAGCGGTCAAAATCGACGACGGCGGCTTTTTGGTGCAACCCCCGTTTATCACGAGGTTCGTTGGGTTTTTACAGCGGATCAGTCGAGAGCGTTTGAGTCGTTTTTTGAAAACGACTTAGAGGGCGGCTCAAGAAAGTTCTTAATGCAAATCGACAGTGTCAACGGCAAAGATTATCAATTATTTCAGTTTGAAGAAGTGTATACAGGTCCCGACAAAATTGCGGGCGATGCTTATGTTGTTTCCGCAAAATTAATTCAATTTACATTTGATAAGGAGTATATAGAAGTGAGATTGCCTTTTACAGAAGTCAGAAGCACTGATCATACAGTTTCTGTTGTTAGAAACATTGGCCCCGACGGAGCCCCCGACTTTGATTTGAGTGTTGGCGAATCTGGAAAAGTGCTGATTGCTGATTACGGCATTACCACTTTTTCAGAAATTAACAACGCATTAAACGTTGGCAAAGTTGTTTTATTGCGAATCCACCCGCTTCCATCAACGCGACAATATGCATTAATTTCAAGCGCACTGGGTGGACAAGCATTTACTTTTTCACGAGTCACCGCAGAAAAGCTTTATACATACACATGCACTGGCCTAGGTTGGTCGCAGTCGTCATCGGATTTAGGTGGTGGTGGAGGAGCTTCCGCGGGCGTTTTTTACGCAGTTTATGGAGGAAGTACGACTTATCAAGAAGTTTTGGATGCGTTCAATGAAGGAAGGCATATAGTTCTTGTTCGTGTTGTTCCCGCTGGAGCGGAGTACATTCCCGTTTTTGTGAAATATGTTTATGGTTCTTTTGGATTTTACAGCGTCGATAAAACAGGCATAAATTATTATGGATTGAGTGAAGATGGTTGGTCAAGCTCACGCGAAGAGTTTAGCACTTCAGACAATGATAAAGTTGCAGTAGATAGTAATGCAACTGCAGGTTATTTAGAAGATGTTTTAGATAGTTCAAGTGATGCTATAAGTCTGGCGAAGAGCGGAAATAAATTATATTTAGAATTTAATAGTGAAATAACATCAGACCCTAAGATTTCGACGTTAGATGAGAGTATGATAAATGCAGATTCATCAAATTACGGTGGTTTTAATGAACAAAATTTTGAATGGGGAGTTGGTACACATCAATGCGAATTATATTTACATAAGAGAGTCGCTGATGCACAGGGTTTAGTGAACAAAGTTCGTTTTGCAATAACGGCTTTAGGGGGAGGACAGAACACGCAAGGTTTTAGATTCTTATTAATGAAAAAAGATTTAACAGTTTTAGGGGCAAGTGATTACTTCGTAATGGGTGAAAATGACACTTACGTCGGACAGATACACAATGAGAGTTTAAGTGTTCCAGAAGTTGGAATGTACGAAGTGAAGATGTTTGAAGAATCAGACGGTAGTTTAGTTATCAATAGAAATACAGAATATTACATACAAATTATGACTGCTGGAATCTCTTTAGCTTGTATTAATAAAGATATAAATTCAAATTATACTTATGATTTTATAATGAGAAATAACTTAAATGTACAATCTCAAGTTCCTCGTAATATCACTCAAGATGACTTTGCGAGTATGCATCAAGCAACAAAAACTATTTATTGTTATATGGGTGCAGCACCTGTTTTATGATTTTTTTCGGAGGTTTTTAAATGGATTTAATCAATATTTTTACAGAAATAGGCACAACTCTAAGCCCTCTTTTAGCTATAATTCTAGTGTATATTTTTAACAAACTAGTAAATGCAGAAAGGCGGATTGCACGACTTGAAATGAAGTCAGACAAGAGTTTAGAGAGCTTGCAAAAAATACAAATAGACATCGAGATGATAAAAGTTTCGCTGGAGTATTTAAAGGAAAAGAAATAGATGAAATTACTTTCAAAAAAAATAAATGCTGTGTACAACTTCGAAGCTAGCAATTTAGAAGCCTTGCTTTCGCTTGAGAAAAATAAAGAAAGACTCTATCTTTTGCCTGGCCACACAGATATAAAAGTAGCGACAAAT